ATCTAAACTCAAGCGATTTCATTGATAGCACAACAGGATCAGCACTTGATGCAGATCTCGCTTTTTGTGACATTAGCGTCTATAATCCAGGATCATCAACCGCCTTCTTTAAACTTCGTGCTCGTACTACTTCATCAGATAGTACAACAAATGAAATTTTTGTTTTGGCTGGTGGTGCTATTGATATTCAATGCGGTGGTACAAAAGGAGGAGCAATCACAACTATCGCCTATAAAAAGGGTGCAAGTGGTGATGATCTAAAATTGATTTGTGCATTCAATAGAAAGGTTGTTTAACATGGCTATTATTATCAAACCTCCTGTAAGTGGTGGCGGTGGTGGTGCTGTTGATTCAGTGAATGGTGAAACTGGAGTTGTTGTTTTAACAACCGATAATATTGATGCAGGCTTAAATGCTGATCGTCAATATTTTACATCAGCTCTTCAAACTGATTTAGATGCTAAGGCAACAGATAGCGATTTGACAACGCTTGAAGGTCGAGTCGATACAGCTGAAAGTGATATTGCATCACTTGAAGCCAATAGGCTTTACAGCAATTCTTTCTATGTAAATGATGGTGTCAACGACATTCAAGCCGTTCATGATGATGCTTCTTTTGGTCAAGGTGATGTTATTTTTGTATCTAGTGGATCATATGGTGGATCAACCTTATCACTCACAAAGAGCAATTTTTTAATCTTGCCACCTGCTGGTGGTGTTGGTGATATTTGCGAGCTCGCTGGTGGTCGAGGTCTGACAATCAGCGGCGTTGACTGTACAAGAATCAGGATTAGAAGCCTTCAAGTTGAGGGCAATACATTGATCAATGGTACTCAAGGCCGTCATATTTTTAAAGATGTCACCTTTTTAGGCACTACAACAATCACAAATGCGACTGCGAATTTTATCACTTTCGAAGATTGCGAGTTTGCGGGGGCTGTGACTATTGCATCAAGTGTAACAGCTACAATTTATTTTAATCGCTGTTCTTTTGGTGGTGTTGCGATTTCATCTAGTCTTGCTACTCCTACTCAGTGCATTTTAGCTGATTGCGATGGCATCAATGCAAGCCAAGCAAATTTAGTTGGTCTTGTTTTTGTAGGTCGTACAGGCTTTGCAAACAACACGGTTTCACAATATACAAGCAATTCAAAATATGTTTACAATTTGCTCACAGGTGCGACAACCTCATTTAGTGGATCATATAGCGAGCTTAGAGATTTGCCAACAATCCCAAGTGCATATACCGATGAGATGGCAAGAGATGCAGCAGGCACAGCCTTGGCAAATGGTAGTCATGTTGGCATCAGCTTTGTAAATAGTGATGCTCAAGATCGTATCGATGCGACTGTTTCCCTTGCTTCTTTTGATACAGATGATCTCTCAGAAGGTGCAACAAACAAATATTTTAGCGATACTCTTGCGAGAGGCGCTTTTAGTGCAGGTACAGGGATTTCTATCACTACAGGCACAATCGCAAGCACAATCACACAATACACAGACACAGATGCAGACGCTAGAATCACAGCTCAAAAAGGGCAAAACAATGGTCTTTGCGAGCTTGATGCAAATGGTCTTGTGCCTACAAATCACCTACCACCTTTGGCAATCACTGATGTCCATGTTGTGGCTGATCAAGCCGCTAGACTTGCCTTGACTGCTCAAGAGGGTGATGTCGCTATTCAAACAGATGATAGCTCTAGTTGGATTTATGACGGCACAACATGGGTGCAGTTTGGGATCAGCGGCGGTGTTTTGTCTGTCAATGGACAAACAGGTACAGTCTCTTTGACTACTAGCGACATCGCTGAAGGCACAAATCTTTACTATACCACGACAAGATGGGATGATCGACTTGCTTTAAAGACAACCGATAATTTAACTGAAGGCTCTACAAATAAATATTTTTCATCAAGCCTTGCAAAAACTGCCGCGGTTGTAAATAGCATGGCAGGCACTCAAACCGATCAAGCTCCATCTGTTTCATCGGTGAAATCATACTATACAGCAGGCACAGGCATTTCTTTGTCTAGTGGTACAATCGCAAGTACAATCACACAATACACTGATACACTCGCAAAGAGCGCCGCTGTTGTAAACTCAATGGCAGGCACTCAAACCGATCAGGCTCCATCTGTGTCCTCGGTGAAATCCTACTACACTGCAGGCACTGGTATTTCTATCACATCAGGCACAATCGCATCCACGATCACACAATACACTGATGAGCAAGCTCAAGATCAAGCAGCTGCGATCTTCACAGGTGGCACACATACAGGCATCTCTTATTCATATATCGATGGCTCAAATCGTATTGATAGCACCGTGTCTTTAGCATCTTTTAGTACAGATAATCTCTCAGAAGGTACAACAAACAAATATTTCAGCGATACTCTTGCGAGAGGTGCTTTTAGTGCAGGCAGTGGCATTTCTATCACAAACGGGGTGATCTCAACAGCATCATCAGCATCAAGACCTTCTGTTTTAGATAAGACATCAAATTTTACAATCTCAACTCCATCCTCAAATGTTTTTCAAGAGGTCTATACAGTATCAGGCTCATCGGCTGTCACTATCACACTTCCAGATGCTACAGCCTGCTCAGGCATACGATATGATATCAAGAGGCTTGGTACAGCCACGACAACAGTCGCTTGTAATGGTGCTCAAACAATTGACGGTCAAGCCACAATTCAGCTCTTAGCTCAGTATGTAAATGCTACTGTAATCTCAACAGGTACAAATTGGATTTTGATATGACATTTAATTTAAAAACACAGAACAAGCCTGTTAAAATGGGCTCATTTGGCAGATCAACAAATGTCGCTGTTTCATCATCAACCGTAACGGAACAAATTTATTCTTTAGATTCATCCCTTAGTGGTACAGGCATTTCTGCGACTCTATCAAGTGGATCAGTATCCCTTGCAGGAAAAAACTATCTAGGTTTTTTCAAGCCTTATATGTCGGGGTCAGACCAATTTGAATTTTATGTAAAGGTCAATGGCAGCTTGCTTTCAACACAAAATAAGGCATTTAAAAGCGCTGTCAGTTCGATGTCATCGATAGCGAATCTTACTAGATATCAGCCGCTTTTTTTCTCCTACTCAGCCACTGCTGGGGATGTGCTCACAATTTACTATAAAAAAACAGCCGCTGCTGCAATTGCTAATATCTACAATTACACATTGAACGGTGGCTCAATCTTGTACTTGATGGAGATAGACAAATGACATATCTTGCAAATTTTTCAACATCCATGTCATCGATGATGATCTTAAATGCCACAACTCAAGTTGTCACTGATGGTCTCTTTGAGTCTGTCTTGACTCCTCAACAATCGCTATCAAATGAAAACTTTGTCTTTTCAAGCGGTGCATCGATGATCTTGCCTGTTTTGGCATGTAGGAGCGATGGGGATATTCAGGTGCCAATTTGCTCTATGCTCGTAGCAGATGCCACATCACAAGATAGTCGCATCGCTAGTCAAGTAGCTTCATCTACAAATGTCAATCAACGGTCGTATGTACCCAACAATGTTTTTTTTGTATCTAGTAAAGGCATTTCCCTCACAAATACAATTTGGGATTCGGGGGATCAAGTTTTAAACAGTGGCTTTTGCATGCTGATCATGCCTATAAAGGGGTAAAAATGAGTTATCAACCTATCGCAGCGATGTCACTAAAATCAACTCAAATCACAATCCCAACCTCAACGGTTTCGAGCTTGACCACTGTTGCACTTGGAACAATTTCCGATTCTAGTGTGATCACTAAAAGCGGAGATACTTTGATTTTACCAGCTGGCCGCTCATATTTTATCACTGCTAACCTCAATTTTTCCCAAGCAACTGGAAACAATGCAGAGTTTAGTTTTTATGATGATGGAACATCGACAAAATTGACCTTTCAAAGCGCATGCTATGTCTACTATGCGTCAACTAATGCAAATGCGGACACATATGACGGCACGATGATGGTTGTGGTTGCACCTACTAGCGACCTGACAATCTCGCTGAGAAAATCTATTCATGCGGGGGCAAGTACATTTATTCAAAACTCATCTGATGCCTATATTGTAAACTCGGGTATTCAGATTTTTTACACAGACTGAGAGCCTAAAAATGCAAGTAACTAAAAATTTCAAATTGTCTGAGCTTGAGTTTAGCGATCCAATCCCTGCTGAAAAGATCGCAAGTGCAATCGAGCTTTTGCAAAATCTTCAGATCATTCGAGATCATTTTCAAAAGCCTATTATCATCATAAGTGGCTATCGTTCACCTGCTAGAAATGCATCTGTTGGTGGTGCTGATAAATCTCAACATTTGCATGCAAAGGCGGCTGATATCAAGATCGCTGGTGTACCAACTGAAGAGATCTATAATCGTATTGAGAAATTGATTGCTCAAGGCAAGATCAAAGATGGCGGTCTTGGTAAGTATTTAGATTCAAACTTTGTGCATTATGATATCAGAGGCACAAGAGCAAGATGGCAAGGGTGACAACATGAACTCAGATATGATCTCAATTTCTGCTCTCACTGCAGTCATCACCGCTCTATTGCCAGCTTTAAGAGCTTTCTCATCATACGATAAAAGGATCGCCTTGCTCGAACATCAAACAATGTCTTTACTAGTCAAGCAAGAAAAGACAGATGCTGAGTTGGATATGATCAACAAGACTCTCAATCAGCACACAGTTATTCTTGAAAGAATAGAAACCAATGTTGATTTTTTGAAAAATAAATAAGAATTGTGTTTTAATGATCATCCCTTTCACATGGAGACGATCATGGCACAAAATGAAATCTTAGGAAAAGTTGCTTTTGCTACTCAATATTCTCACATCAAAAAAGATGGCAAGAGAGAAACTTATATAGATGCGATGACAAGAGTCAAGCAAATGCATCAAGAGAAATTCCCAAATCTATGGACACAAATTGAAGCCGTTTTTCAAGGCTTTGTATTTCCCGGCGTTGTATTCCCATCGCAAAGATCAACTCAATTCGGTGGCATCGCTATTAAAAGAAACAATATGAGAATGTATAATTGCACCGCCTCGTATGTCGATCGTGTTCGCTTTTTTGCTGAAGGCTTTTGGCTTTTGATGAGTGGTTGCGGTGTTGGCTTTTCAGTACAAAAGCATCATGTTGGCAAGCTGCCAAATCTCATCACAAAGGATCAAAGAGATAGCCGCTTAAACTTGGTGCATGTCATTGAGGACTCAATCGAGGGTTGGGCTGAAGCAATTCATGTGCTTACAAAAAGCTATCTTCCATCAAGCGAAGATGATGGCAAGCATTGCATCAGCTTTCATTATGATCAAGTAAGGCCTGAAGGTGCATCTATCTCTATTGGTGGAGTTGCTCCTGGTCCCAAAGTGCTAGAAGTGGCTATTGAAAAGGTGAGATTTATTCTTGATCAAGCCGTTAATCAAGGTCAATCAAAACTCAAGCCAATTCAATGTTTTGACATCTTCATGCACATAAGCCACGCAGCACTTTTAAGCTCAAGAAGAGCGGCTACGATTGCTCTTTTTTCCCCTGATGATGAAGAGATGATGACTGCTAAGACTGGCAATTGGTGGCAAGATAACCCCCAACGAGCTTATGCAAATATATCAGCTCAGATCCTACTTGATGGCTTTGAGAATAAATCTGTATTTACTGACATCATCGCCAATGCTCGCCAATATGGTGAACCAGGTTTCTTCTTTTGCTACGATAGAGAATTTTCCACAAATCCATGTGGAGAGATTGGCCTTTATCCAACATTCAAAGACGATCAAGGCAATGTTTCAAGTGGTTGGGCGGTCTGTAACTTAAATGAGATTGTTGTTGCTAAAGTGAGAGATGCTGATCATCTTTTGCAAGCATGTAAAGCAGCTGCTTTCTTAGGTACACTTCAAGCAAGTTATACTCAAACTGGCTACCTTGGAGAGACAACTAAAAAGATCATTGAGAGAGATGCACTCTTGGGAGTAAGCATGACAGGCATCATGAGCAATCCTAGCATGATCTTTGATGAAATGACTTTAAAGCAATGTTCAAAGGCGGTACATGATAAAAATGTTGAGATCGCAAAGCTGATCAATATCAATCCAGCTCTAAGATGCACAACTGTTAAACCATCAGGCAATTCGTCAACGGTCGCAGGCTGTTCAGCTGGTATTCATCCATATCATGCTAAAAAGTACATCAGAACGATGAGAATAAATAAGATCAATCCTATTTGGCAAGAGATTGTCAGCAAACTCCCTGAAGTATGTGATGATCGAGATGCACAGGTTGGCATCGTTTCTTTTGCTTGTGAAGCTCCTGAAGGTGCATTGCTCAGAAAAGATTTATCAGCCTCTGACTTCTTAGACAAGGTGGCATTCATTCAGAGATATTGGGTGAAGCCAACAACACAACTCAGAGAAAAAGATCAACATGGGTTAAGTCATAATGTAAGCAACACCTGCACCGTCAAAGATGATGAATGGGATGATCTTATAAATAAGATTTGGCGTCTTAGAGACAGTGTTAAAGGTATCTCTCTTTTATCTGATTATGGTGATCATGTTTATGAGAATGCGCCTTATCAAACCGTTGATGATAGCAATGAGCAAATGCTTGAGAAATATAATAAATTGCTCTTGGTCGATTGGTCTAAGGTTGATTTGAATGTAGGTGGCTATAAAGAAAATCCATCAGTTGAGCCAGCTTGTGCTGGTGGTGTGTGCCTTATTTAATCCCCCATGAGTCTTTCCAATCTCTACTATCATCTTCATCCATATCTGCATCTTTCCATTTATGGACATTCATGTCTTGATCTCGATAAGCTTGAAGCTCAACGGCTTTCTTTTGCTCGCTTGGAAATAGTGAAGCTTGATCAGGTGGCGGTGCTTGAATCTTTGGCGGTGCTGATTGCTGCACTTGTACAGGTTGCACTTGTACAGGTTGCACAGGTTGCACTTGTAAAGGCTTTGCTTTTGTATCAGCTCCAGCCTTGACGCCTGGCTTTGCTCTTGACACAGGTTGTCTCTCAGCATAGATGGGGGTGTCAAGTTCTTGACTTAAAATCTCAAGTCTTTCATCTTCAGGCATATCCATGCTATCAGCCATCTCGATTGCATCATAGCCGCTGATCACATCGCCAAAAACATCTCTGACTGCCATGCTCTTGCATCGAGCCATAAGCATTTGCTTGGGCATATTTTGCCATTGACGATTACTTGTCAAGCCTTGTCTCTGTGCCATCGCAATCGTAAAGGTGACTACATACTTTTGATTGTTATCGCCTCTTGTAAATTCAATTGAGCATTCATCATCAGTATTTGAGAGAACCTTCCATGATTTACACTTGGGAGAAGCAATCACAATGCCAAACATAGCAGAAGCTTGATAGGTGATCTTGCCTTTAATGACATTCATCTTTTCCATTGTTTGAGCAATGTTCCAGCCATGCATCATGCCATAAGAGAGATAGGCTGTTACGAGTTGCTGAGCGGTCCAGTTGGTGCCTGCAGTGAGAAAGCCTGCGAGCTTGACGATTGATTCCATGCTATCAGCGATTGCATTTAAATCTGAGAGAGATTCTGTAAGTCTTTGATTTGCCATTTTTTTATACCTTTTTGGTGAGTGAGTTGAGTTGATTTAGGATGTGAGCATAGATGTCTTTGGCATGACAATCTGCAGGCAAGCCAAAGTCTTTTACCTTTAGAGTGATCATCTGATCTTCAGATACAACGATTTCAATGTCGTCACAGTCAATCGTCCAATCGATGCAAAGGTGATTGAGGCTGTGCATGAGAACGCCAAGAAGATCAAGCTGCCTAATGTTTAATCGTGTGAGTTTTTCCATTTTTGTTATCTCCAGAAAAAACCGAAGTAAATCCAAATGCTATGAAAAACGGCTACTAGCAAGAAATGGCCAACATTTTCAATAAATGCTGCTCTTTGCTCTGCCTTGAGTTGTGCTTGATACTCTTGGCGCATGCCTTCTTCTAGGTGTCGTTTGTCGACTGTGGGGAATAATCCGCATTTAGGTGATTGGTGCATTTTATACTCCTTTGTAAGTAGTGGTTTAGTTATTGGTTTTCTTCAGATAAAAACTGAGCGGCGATAGGCATTGGATACAAAAAAAACTGATGTTTAATACCTGTGATTTCTTCAAGCTTTAGAGCATTTGACAACTTGCATGTATTTTCATCTTTAATGTGATGATGAAGAGCTTGTCTAGAAATACCCATTAACTTTGCGATGTCTGCCAAAGTAAGCTGACATCTAAGACGAATAGTTAAGCTTTTGATATTTTTTTTCATTACTTACCAATTCTGCTTTCTAATCTTTATGATCATGTTGTTTGATTTGATATGCTTAGTTTATAATAAAATTATAATCAAGTCAAATAAAATTATAAAATAAATAATAAAATTTTAAACAATACTTAAAAACTTTGTCTATCTGCAATTCTTTGGCATGATCCTAAAAATTCAACATGTGCCGTCTTGCATTCTCCATGGCGGTTTTTTGTGACGATGATTTCCATATCTGTCTCTGATGCTAGATCATCATAGGCGTGTTCACGATATAGCATCATCACAACATCAGCATCTTGCTCAATCGCTCCTGACTCTCTAAGATCGCTCAATAGCGGCCGTTTATTTGCTCTTTGCTCAACTCCTCGATTGATCTGAGCAAGTGCAATCACTGGACAACCTATTTCTTTAGCTAAAGCTTTTAAGCCTCGACTGATCTGAGATATCTCTTGCTCTCTGATCATAGCTGGAGCTGTCATCAGTTGAAGATAATCAACTATGATCAAGCCTATATCTTCACTTCTCTTTTTTACATCACATATTGATCGCATCTCTTCAATGGATAATGCTGCTCTATCTATGATCTCAAGAGGCATCCCATTTATCTGAGAGAAAGACTCTGCCATCCTGGTTTTAAATCCATCGCTAAGAGTATCATAAGGCTGATCAAAAATAGAATGAGCGATGCCACTCCAATTGCTGGCTAGACGCTTGAGAAGTTGAGTGCTTGGCATCTCCAAAGAGAAAAACATAACTTTCTTTGATTGAACTCGCATCGCATTTAAAGCAAAAGTCAAAGACACAGCCGTCTTTCCCATAGCAGGACGACCAGCGACCACATATAAACAGCCGTCTTTCCATCCTTTAGTGATCTGATCTAAATTATCAAGACCACTTGTCAAACCTTGCTTGAAGTTGACCATTGAATCCCATAACTCATTTAATTGTTGAGACAACCCAACATTTGGCTTTGGTTTCATATCCTTGATTTTGTTTTCAGACTCAAGGAAAAGATCATCAATCTCTTTAAGAGAATATCCATGAGCGAGTGCGATTTCTTTGTATCTATAGATTTGAGATAGTCTTAAGCTGGTGAAGTCATCATATATGCGATTGATATGATCTTCAACTACATGGATCATCGCAGGTCCTCCATAATAGACATGACAAGGATCAAGATTTTCCATGATCCATGACATGATGTGATAAGCTGGCATCATCTTTTTTAATGCCTTCTTTTTATCTTCGGCTGTTCTATGATAGAGATCAGCGACATTTTCAAAATTGATTGGCTTTTGCTCTTGTCTGAGCTCAACGCAAATTTCAAAAAGCCTGATGCATGTATCATCAATAAAAACACGAGGATCAGGGATCATCTTGAAGATCATGATTTTAACGGCCTCACTTCTCTGTTCAAGAGATACAGCTGTTGATCCATCTTTGTATGTGTATGTGATAGATGAAGGCCAAAGAAGCTGAGTTAAAACAAATCTGATTCTGCTCATCAAAAGGATTTGGCGATCATCATTCATGCTTTCCCATGATTGAGACATGATATATTCAAAGGTTACTTCTTTGTTGCCGTCTTCGGGATTTTGAAAGTATGTCATAGAAGATCACCTACGAATTGATAGCAAGTTGGTGCTGAGTACAAGAAGAATTGATGAGAGATTTTTGTTGTTGCCTCAAGCTTTAAAGCAAGTTTGAGAGGTGCACTAGCATCATCTTTCATGATTTGATAAAGACGGCCAACGGTGATATCAGACTCTTTTGCGATTTCAGCAACGGTCTTATTTGACTTTAAAAGCAACACTGACAATTTTTTAGTCATGATGAATCCTTTTTTATTTGAAATTTTTTTATAATCTTTATAATATAATTATCGTATAGTCAAATAAAATTTCAATCTAGGAGAGAGTATGAAACTAAAAAATTCAAAATTTGACAATTTCCAGTTCATTATTGGCAATCTTCTGAGATGTCCAGATCTTCAAAAGGTTACTCATGGCTTTGCTTTGATGTATCGATTGATTGAGTTTTACGAGTTTGAAACTTCCAATCAAGATATGACAATTGAATGCACCTACTCAGATCTATCATCACAGATGGGAGTAACTGATCGAATGATAACAAAGTCTATTGATCAGCTTTGCGAGCTCGGCTTGATCCAAAAGAAAAAGAAGATCAGCAAAACACAATTCACAATCATGCCTAAAGTGGTGAATCGATACTGGATGAAGACATCAGAATTCAAAATGATGATTGCAAGCTCGGCAAATGTGGATTATACCAAAAACAATACAATCGAAACTACTGAAAACGGTATAATCGAAACTACCAAAAACACTACAATCGAAACTACTGAAAACACTACAATCGACATACCAAAAACACTACAATCATATATATATGAAACTAATGAAACTAATTATGAAATAAAAGAAAACTACGTAAAAGAAAAGACGAGCTCAAAAAGTGAAGCGTGGTCGCAGATTGAAAATAAAATGAAATTCAAGGACGGTCGTCTTGTGGCTGATTTTCAAGATGCACCTGTTGAATGGTCAAATCGCAATGATGGTACATGCTACTCATTGCTAGATGTAAATCAGCACGACAAAGAACGATCAAGGATCAATGCCATATCCAGGCAATTGGCAAGCTGCTATTTTACAGAACAGCATAAAGCCATGTATCGAGAAAACTTTAAAGGCAATATGCTATCACAAGATCAAAAAGATGCTCTTGGATCAATGGCCAAAGATCAAGATAAAAAAATCTTTATCACTGGATCAGCAGGTAGTGGAAAAACTCATCTCATGGTTGGCTTGCTAAAGCATATCATCGCAAATCGACATTTTGCCAATCGTCTTCATGGTGTCGGTCGGTTTTTCTATGGAACACTAGATCAGCTCGATCGATGGAGAAAATCAGAATATGATAAGGCCAAAGCTGAGAATAAGCCAATACCATCTATTTCTGATCTTTTGTCAAAGATGGATGTCATCTGCATCGATGATTTTAGTGCATCAAGAATGAATTCTGTATTTGAGCTCACAATCGATCAATTTATTGACCTGACAAACTCTTTCAATGGATGCATGATTTTAGCATCTAGGAATGATTTAAATGGCTTGCCTATACCATCACAGCCAAAGAGCGATTTAAATAGATTTAAAGCATGTTTTTCTAACACAACAATCTCACTCTCTCAAAAGGGAAGAATATGAAACTTAATCCAACTTACTCATCAGGTGATATCAATTTCATCCATGATGAAGCACAAATCTTTGTTGAAAGCATTATCAATAACATTGATGAGAACATCACTCCAACTAAGGGACATGATGGAGATTATCATTGGATTTATTTGACTGTGAATAAGAGCAATGGTTTTTTCTATATCGGTAAAAAAACAGCTCGTCATGGTAGTGCAACAACACCTCTAAAAAACTATTATGGATCAGGTGTTAAAATCCTTGATGCCATAAAAAAAGAAGGCAAGGATAATTTTTTGAGATACATTTTAAAGTTTTATCCAACACAATGGGAAGCATGGAATGCAGAAGCTAGCATTTTAACAGATCAAGTCTTGTCTCGGTTTTCAGAAGATTTAGAATGCATGTATAATTTGCAAACTGGAGGATTGAGAGGAGTTAAAAAGAATGCTTTCATTTACTCTAAACGATCAGCTGAAATGAAAATAAAAAAACAAAAAAGAGATGAAGAAGCTAAAGAAAGCTTAGAAAGATTTTTAAAATTAAATCCTATATTGCAGAAAGTAAAATTGCTTGATTGAAATAAATTTATCTCCATCTGTGTTCAAGGTTATCCGCTCCACCTCTTTGAAGTGAATGTTGATGCGAAGCACATTGAGCGGACAAATCTCAGCCTCTTTTTTTCAGTGAAGAAACTTGTAAAATACTAAACTCAAATCGAGGCTGATCTATCTGAAATAAAAAATCTCAGCCTCTCTTTTAGAGCAAAACCCATCATTCAGAATTTAGACTAAGATTGAGGCTGATATATCTAAATCTTAAAAATATCAATACCGTTGGCTTTCAAATACTCTTCACCTGTTGAGATCCACCTATTATCTCGATCTTCATAAATAACTGATTTGATACCAGCATGATGAATTAACTTAGCACACATCAAGCAAGGTGGAGCGGTGACATAAATCGAGCATCCATCTGTTGCAATTCCATTTTTAGCAGCATTCGCAATTGCATTAAATTCAGCATGGTGGCAACCTATTTGGCTTTCTGATCCACTGGCTATCTTACATCTATCTCTCAGACAGTCAGCACCTCCACAAAGTCCGCTTTGCTTACGAGCAATACCATTGAAAGAGGATATGATGGGCACATCACCTTTGACTATCACCGCTCCAACCTTTGCTCGACTACATGGTGAAAGTTTAGACATGATCTGAGCTATCTCTAAAAAGGCTTTGTCTTTATCTTTCACTTCATAGGTGACAAAATCTTGACCTTGTGCCAACTCCATCAGCTTTTCCTTAACAGTCATAGCAATCATCATCCTTTGATGCAAGGCAAGCGATTTCAGAAGCAAGCTTGATGATCGCTTTAGATCTCTTTCCACATTTGCCTTTATTGCCTACAGCATAGCGACCAAGAGCAAGACAGACATCACCTTGACTTGTTGTCAGCCATGTTTGATATGCCTTGATACCATACTCAATCTCATTGCAACCAGGACACTCAACAAATTGCTTTTTCACTTGCATGATACCTTCAGCACCTGCAGATGATACAAGGCCTCTCTCAAACTTGCTCTCATAGAAAGCAATCGCAATCATCAGGTTAGGATCAACTCCCATTCTCTCAGCCGTTGAAGCTACTTGCTGGCAAGCTCTCATCCTACTTGGGATTGACTTAGCAACGATCTTCTCCCAACCTAAATCTTGTTTAACTTGATTGGGATTAAAGATCATTCCCATCACAAGCCAGCATACATCAAAAAAACTATTCATCTTCACTCTCGTCTTTGGTGATATCATCCCAACTTTCATCATAAGAAATATCATCGTAGGCGATGATGATTGCATTCTGATCAAGTATTGCTCGACAACTCTTGCAATAGTGATACTCCATACTTGAGCCTGCTAAGGTCGATCTAATTTCATTGTGGCATCTTAGGCATTGCATCGATAAGCTCCATCGTTTTTGGGAAGATACTAGACGCAATAGTATATACAGCTTTTGCAAATTCTTGCATTTCAAATTGAGAATGATGGTCAAGACGAAGCTTTAAAAAGTGCATGATTGCCTGAGTACTAGCCGACCAAATACATTCACTATAAATCCCAACGGGCAAAATCATTCTCGCTTGCTCTCTACATACTCCCATTTCAAGCAACTTTTCATAATTGTTGTATGCCAGATTATAGCTTTCAGCGACTAAGACCAGAGCATTCATATCTTGATCATCATCTAAATATCCGCTTGATCCCTGCTTGTTTTTAGTGTCTTGCAGTCTAAAATGTTCAGGATAAAAGAAGCTATCTTCAATCTTGGTGTATCGTGCTGATTGCTCATTCCATGCACAGCCAACTTGATGTTTCATCCATTGTCTTAAAATAAAGATTGGTGCCTTAATTCTAAATTTTATGTTGCCATGTCTAAAGGGAGATGAATGATTGTGATCCCAAAGATATTGCAAAAGCCTTTCATCTCGATCAGTCCATTCATCACTTGCTCCAGCATAAGAGACACGAGCAGCATTCACTATTGCTAAATCATCTCCCATATGGTCAACCAATTCAACAAAGCCATCTGATACATTTATCTTCATCTTTTCTCCTAGAAAATTATTATATAATATTATATAATATTATACTTTCATGTGTTTATATAACACAAAGCAGGAGACAAAATTATGTTAAATATCAAACTCATCAACAGGCTGATTTGCCTTGAGCAAGTCGTTGATGCAATGTTCAAAGACGATGCACCTGATATCGCTGAAGCTTTAAAGGTCTGCATCAATATCATATTTGGCGATATGATCAATGATCATACCAATGCAATTGAGCAACAATATTTCTCAGATAAAGAGGTTGAGGAAAAGATCGCTGATCTATCTAAAGCCAAAATCACTACAGACCATATCAAGCAAATTCAAAACTTGTACAAACAACTAAAGGATAAAAAAGATGCTTAATCGATTTACACTTATCGGACGACTTGGCAACGATCCGCAACTCAAAAGCTTTGGCGATAAAGAGGTAGTTAATTTCTCAGTTGCCTATAGTGAAAAGATCAAAGGCGAAGAGAAGACCACCTGGTTTAATTGTGAAATGTGGGGCAACTTTGCGAAGATCGTTCAGAGTCAAGCAAAGAAAGGTGACAAGATCACCGTTATTGGTCGCATCGTTATCAACGAACATGAAGGCAAGCAATATATTAAAGTGATTGCCTCTGAGGTTGTATTTCTATGATGAAGCCTAAAGATCGCAAATCGATTTTAAGTCTATATGTATCAACTAAGCTGATCAGCCTACTAGACACAATCAGCGATAGACATTCAGTTAAGATTTCTAAGTTGGCTGAAAAGATATTGCTTGACGGTCTCCAAAGAGATGAGATTGATCTTGCTCTTGAAATCGATGATGATGATGCTATTGAGAAAATCACAACTAAGATCATCAGAAAGCTAGATCATGGCAAAGACTAAAACCACCGATAAGACCGTTAAAAATGATATAGTTGATTCTAAAGCTGGCAAAAATAGCACAGCACTATCAAAAAAGCCACAAGAGGATAAATCTGAAATCGCAAAGCAAAAGCGACTGATCTCAATTGAGCAAGTGCTTGAGTTTATATCTCAAGGCCTCTCTCAAGGTGATGCTCTTTCCCTTGTTGGTGTTGCATATAGTACTTGGAATGGCTGGATGAAGAATGATCCTGAATTGGTGGCTGATATCAAGAGAGCTGAAATCTCTTTAAAGATCAAGCATCTTCAGAATATCCAGCGACATTCAGAGAACGATGTCAGAGCATCTCAATGGCTACTAGCTCGCAAATTCCCTTCCGAGTTTGGAGAAAAGCAAACGATTGATATGAATACAAAGAGCGATGATAGCAAGGTGATCATCAATGTGATCCAACAGGTGCAAAAAGAGAAGCATGGTCAAACGATCGAGATCAAGCATGAACTCCCAAATGAGAACGACCATGGCACAGACGAAGAAGATTGATATTGAACTAAAACTCAATCCCCTGCAAATCGATCTAGTTGATCGCTTGATTTACTCTGATGATGCCTTCATTGCAGTGAGAGCAGGTTGGGGCAGTGGCAAGACTTCAGCTTTAGTCTTTGCCTTGTGGACTTGGTCAAGTATTCATCCCAATAAGTCATCTCTCTTAGTCACTGATACCGCTCCACGATATAGATCAGTGCTTGGTCCAGAACTTGAGAAATGGCTTGCTCCTTATGGTTGGGTCTATCATCAACAAGACGGCAAATGGATTGCTCCAAATGGGCATGTTGTTTGGTGTAGATCCTACTTTAGACCAGGCACAAGAGATGCGACACATAACCCGCTTGAGGGTCTTAATATCACAAGTGGTCTTGCCTTGATTGATGAGTGCCAAACTCTCTCTGAAGAAGTAGCACAAAAGACACTTGGTCGTCTTAGATCAGGTCCATCGCCTAAGCTGATCATGGTAGGCTTGCCTGTATGGGATGCATGGTGGGTGAGTTTTGCTGAGAAGGCTGGATGCACTCCAATCTTTTATGCAAGCCATGTCAACAAAGCCAACTTATCTGAAGCTTGGTTTGATGCAGTCAAGAACTTGCCTGAAAGCGAACGGTTGGCAATGGTCGAGAATCAACCTAGACCACCTCAAGGCGTGATATATAGCGAATGGACTTTATCCCATGTTGTCAGCAATTGGAGATATGATCAGAGCATGTCATCAAGGATTGTCATTGACTTTGGCTTTAGAAAGCCGTCCGTTCTGATCTTAACTCATGATCCTATTTTAGAAGCTGATGTCATCTGTGCTGAGATCAATCCACAAGAGATCACTCTTTCAGAGCTTGCCAAAGAGATATTAAAGATTGCTTGTCCTAGAGATATGGCTAAGAAATATCCCAATCGAATTTTGCTTGATGGTGCAAGTGGTGATAAGGCTGGATCAGCTAGATCAGATCGTACCGCTCAATCAGCCTTTCATGAACTTTCAAAGTCAGCTGATCAAGGTGGCATAGGAATGCCTTTTCGATGGTGTACTGATCCAATACGAACGGACATTTTAAACGGTATTCAGAGAGTTAAACGGCTGATCCATCAACGAAGGATCTTATGCACCTCTGAGGTTTGGGAAAGAGGAGCAAATGCTATTGGTAACAGCTTTAGAAAGGCGATCTTATCCTATGCTTGGGATGGCAAAGAGACGCCTAAAAAAGACGGTCGAGAAGATCCACTAGACGCATTGAGATACGATGTTATCAATTGGCTTTGGAGAGATAGCGAGATCATAGCTGATAAGCCTATACCTACTACATCTCCAACAGTTAAGAGCAAACTTAACTTGGTGCAATCACATATCAAAGCGATGAGAAGTCATTAAAATGCAAGACAAATTCAAAAAGATCACTGATGATCTAGCATCAATTTTATCTATCAAAGATGAAGCCTATGGCAACGCCTTTGACAAGACAACTCAAATTCTATCTTTGCTTTATCCCAATGGGATCAGAGTTGAGCAATACAAAGACCTTCATGTGATCATTCGCATGCTTGATAAAATCTCAAGGATTGCAAGGGATAATGATCCACTTGGTGAAAGTCCTTATATGGACATAGCAGGCTATTCTATTCTTTCACTTGCTAGGAATGACAAATGCTAGAAGAAAACAAAATCCATTTAGGCGATTGCCTTGACCTGATGCCATCCATTCCTAGCAAATCAGTTGATATGATCCTTTGCGATTTGCCTTATGGTACAACGGCTTGCGAATGGGATAGTATCATTGATATGGCTAGGCTTTGGCAAGATTATGAACGAGTGATTAAGGATAACGGAGCGATTGTTTTAACGGCAAACAATGTCTTTACTTTCAAGCTATGGTCAAGCAATCCATCGCTTTTTAGATACAGATGGATTTGGATCAAGAGTTTAAAAACTCAATTTCTCAATGCAAATAGAAGACCTTTATCGCAATTTGAGGAAGTGATGATTTTTTACAAAAAACAGCCAAAATATAATCCTCAAATGCAAGATGGCAAAGCATATAAAATAAGTAATGAGAAATCTTCAATCGGTGGCAAGAGTGCCTATGGTGATGAAAAACTGGTTAGAATTCCAACAGTCAATAATGGTGAATATTTTCCCAGTGATATTTTAGAATTTTCAAATGAGATAGGATTTCATCCAACACAGAAGCCGGTGGCCTTGTTTGAGTACCTAATCAAAACCTATACCAATGAAGGCGAATTGATCCTAGATAATTGCTCAGGTAGTGGCACAACGGCAATCGCTTGCATGAATACAAATAGGCGGTTTATTTGCATTGAGAGGGATGAAACCTATCACAAGAAGAGCATTGAACGAATGAACAACCATGAGCCACTTTTCCACTTAGGAGCAACATGATAGGCAATGCACTTTTAGCAAGGTTGGCGATTGATAGCATCATCATGGATTTTTACATTCCATTGGATGCAATCTATCAACTGACAGATCAAGCGATCATCGATAGGCTGAGAAAGTTGGAGCATTCCTATCAAGGTAAAATCAAAGAGGCTAGATTGTTTATGCATAAAATGGAGATGATATGATGCAGAAAAAAGAAAGAAGGTGCATTTAATTGAATATAAAATAACGGTCTTAGTGTTATTATTTTATACTCAATCACAAAGGAGAGAATATGATTGGATATGCAAGAGTATCAACTGATGATCAAAGCCTTGAGGCACAAATCGACTATTTAAAATCAATCGGTTGTACAAAAATTTATCAAGAGAAAATGACTGGCAAAACCAAAGAAAGACCAGAACTTAAAAAGGCAATGTCAGCAATCAAGAAAGGCGATGTCTTTGTTGTTTTAAAGCTTGATCGTCTCGGAAGATCTATGAAAGATCTGATCGAATTGGTTGAACAGATCAAGAAGAAAGGTGCTCACTTTAAGACATCAGATGGCATCGACACAAGCACACCGATGGGCGTCTTTGTTTTTCATATCTTTGGGGCTTTGGCTGAGATGGAGCTTGGCTTGATCAAAGAGAGAACGAAGCTTGGACTGAAAGCGGCAAAAGATAGAGGGCGAATTGGTGGACGGCCTAAAGGTTTATCAAGAAAGCTTGAGAGTGTAAAACATGCCGTCAAAGAGATGTATATAAACGGAAGTAGCATTGAAGATATATGTCAAGTATGTGGCATATCAAGAGGCTCTATTTATAGGGTTTTAAGAGATATCAAAATTGATCTAAGGATGAATAATCATGGCTAAATTCTTCGGTTATGAGTTAGATGATAGATTGTGCATGATTGAGGATATGATCGAGAGAGGCGAGGTTTATCAAGGCTATCGCCAAAGCTACACAAAGCCACAAAAGGTCGTTCAATCAAAGAGGCTTAAAGAAGCAGATCTTATCAAGGCTGTTTCATCGGATCGAACTTGGAAAGAGATAGCCTCTGAGTTAGGCGTGAGTATTTCAGCCGTTAGATTTAAATGCGATCAGCTTGGAATTAAAAAAGAGAAATTGCATCGGCATTCTAAAGCCAAAGATAAAGCTAAGCCAATACAACCAAAAATAAGAGAATCAAAAATATCAAAAGAAGATCTATCTATCGCTATTAAAGAGTTTGGATCAATGAAAGAATTATGCTTGAGGTTTGATGTCTGTAAATCAGCACTTAGAAACACCTTGCTAAAGTATGATCTTTATTTTGAATGTAGGGATAGATTTGATGCAATTCAAAGACCAAATACAATTCAAAGGCCTGTAGCTCATGCTTATGTACCTGCAAATAAAATTATGATCTCTAAGGAAGATTTTGAAAATGCTTTGATTGAGCTTGTTTCTATAAAGAAGATGGCAAAAAGATTTAATGTGAGTGTTCATGTTATCAAAGATAGGTTATCTAAATTTGGCTTAGTTGATAAATATAAGATTTTATATCATTCTCGTTTTGATGGCATGACTTGTCAATTCAAGGGATAGAAGCACTGATCTTCTTGATCTTCTCTTCAACTCTATCAAGGCGATCAGCTAGATCATCATCGCCAACTTGAATTCTAGCTTGATCTTTGGCTTGTGCATCAATCTTGCTCTCTAAGACGCTGATCTTTTTCTCAATGTCTTTTCTCTCAAAGTCGCAAACAAGAGCATGATCTTTATCTTCTCGTTCTTTCTTTTGCATCTTTTGAAACATAAGAACGATCAAGATGATAATCGCTAGTGGTGTATTGTCTTTGGTGATCTTCATGAGTTGCTCAAATTGATCGATCTCAGGTGGCAATTCAATGCTTGAGTGGGTAGGCTGGATAGGTTGAGCTTGTGCAATAATCATCGGCTCGTCTAGTGGTGCTAAAAACATATCTTCTTCTTTCTGATATATAAACTGATCAGGGATCACCTTTATTTTACTAGGCTTTTTGAGTAGCTTTTCAACTTTCTTTTCTCCATAGTGGATGACTAGCTTTGAGCCTTCTTTAAAATCGCAAGCCTCCACATCATAAACATTGCCTTTAAAATAAATCTTGCCTGTTGTGGTGATAAAAAATTCATCATCGATTATGCACATATTTTCTCTTTCATGTGTTTAAGGTATGGTTTTTTTGAGAGTCGCTAGGTGCTTTTTCTGCTTTGAGCATCTAGCAATTTAAAATTTTATTTGATATAATAGCATTTTATGCAATATGATAAGTTGATATATTCTTTTAGGTGATGTTTATGACGGTTTATCCATATATGACAATGACAAGCTCAACCAAAGAGATGCCATATTTATCGCAAGAACGACCACACTATCAATCTTATGGTATCAGTGGGACATCTATTCAAGGTGGCTACATCACAGGGAAAGAACAAAATCCAGCTTTATCAGGTCGTTCATGGACGAGAGAAGCTGAAGACATGTTGGCAACCGATCCAATTATCAGAAGATCTTGGAGCTTGGTTAAGCAAACTCTATTGTCAGCAAAATGGGAATTTAAGGCTGGTCGAGATGGTGATCAAACAAGCGAAGAGTTGGCAAGATTTTCAAACGAGGCTTTTGGCTTTAAAGGTTATCCCGGCATGATGGAAATCAGCTTTGAGGATCAGCTTAATTATTTGCTAGAATTTATTCCACATGGCTGGAGATATGCAGAAGAGATTTACTGTGTTGCTAAAGACTCGATAGGCAAAGAGAAGGTATTTTTAAAGAGATATGCTGATCGTGAACCTTCATCTCATCAGCAATGGTTATCAGTGGATAAACAAAATCTTGATGGTGTTATTCAAATCATGGTTGGCGGTGTTACTCCTGAACCTATTCCAGCATCAAAACTTTTACTATTGACTCTCAATCGTACAGGGTCAAACTTCGAAGGCATTGGCTTGTTGCGTCCTTGTTGGTGGTGGTGGAAAGAAAAGCAAAGAGCGGCAACACTGATGGCAATTGGTCTTGAAAAGTGGGCTGTGCCTACTCCAATCGTCAAAGTCAATCGTCAAGCCGTTGATCAGATGGGAATTTCAAGTGGTGATGTTGAGGCAATGATCAATGAAGCACAACAACAAGCTCAAGCTTATGTAGTGCAAGAGCAAAGCTATCTAGTAGAAAATAATATTGTGTCTTTTGATACCTATGGAGGATCATCAGGCTTTGATGCTAATGGTGCTTTACAAGTTATTCAAGAATGTGACAATCAAATCTCACAAGCCTTTATGGCTCAATTTATGAATTTGGGAATCTCTGACACTGGATCAAGATCAGTTGGAGAGGTGCATCTATCGGTATTTAGAAGAGCATGTATCAATTTTCTTGACTTGGTGGCTAGTGCAATCAGTGGGCAAGATAGACGAGGGGGCGGAACTATTGGCCGTCTCATTCGGTGGAATTATGGCAACATTGAAGCAACTAAATTGCCTCGCTTGGTGCATAGTGGTTTAGATACCGATGCACTAGCAGAAGCACTTGCAAGCTTGCCATCATTGGTACAAGCTCAATTATTGACGCCTGATGATGATCTTGAGAGAGCAATCAGACAAAAGATCGGTGCTGGTCAATTGCCAATTGAGGCAACAAGGACGGCACAAGATCGTGCTGTTGCACAAAATCCAGCTTTAGCTATGGCTGAAAGACTGAGAGCAATCAGATGAACGAGAAACAAATATCACTTGCTAAACAAAGATTGATGAATAGAAGATTTAATGCTTATCTCAATGCACCTAAGAAATATGATGGAATAGATTTTACTCCACCTCAAGGGGCAAGAGATGCAGCAATCAGAGCATTAAAGAAACGAGCTGAACAGCCACCTTCAAAAAGAGGGATGACAGCCGTTGGGATTGCTAGAGCAAGAGATTTATCTAACGGCGTTACCTTATCACCTGATACCATTAAGCGAATGGTTGCCTATTTCACAAGGCACGAAGTCGACAAGCAAGGCTCAACATGGGCTGAATATGGTAAAGGTAGACAAGCTTGGGATGGTTGGGGCGGTGATGCTGGTTATACTTGGGCAAAGAAAATTTTAGCACAAATGGAGAGAGCTGATGAGAAAGAAAAGGCATTGTCAGAATCTTCCTTGCCGTCCTCCAATCGTACTGACATTAAGGTATTTAGAGAAAGAATCAGGTTGGGAGAAATTGCTTTATATCCAGGATCAGACATTAAGGTGCTTTCTGTTGGTAAAGTCAACAGTCGCATCAATGGGAAGACGATTCAAGATGTCACGCCTGAGATCCTTGCTGAGATCGTAAGAGTATTCAAGGCAAGGCTCAATGAAGATCCTGTTATCATCGATTGGAATCATCAATCATCTCCCTTTATGGATAACGGGCCAACTGATCCAACTCAATCTATGGCATACGGTGAAATCTCTGATGTATATGTAAAAGATGATGCACTTTATGTGAAACCTCTATATACTCAAGCAGGCCTTGATCTAGTGAAAGCTAGCGAAGGCGTTTTATATCCATCACCTGAATTTTTAGTAGGTGATATTTATGCAAGGGAAGATGATCCAAAGCCAATCGGTTTTGCTCAACTTCAAGCCGTTACCTTGACGGCTAGACCAGCTCAATCTAAAAATAAAATCAGTCGTGTTTTACTCATGGAGAACATAATGAATCCAGAAGAATTAAAGGCTATGACAGCTGATCAACTCGTGGCTTTAGTGCTAGAAAAAGATCAACTAGTCAAGCAACTAGAAGCTCAGTTGGAAGGCGTCAAGTCAGAAAATGATGAGCTTACTAAAGACGAATCAGAAGGCGAGATCGAGATTTCACTTGAAGGCGAATATGCCAAAAAAGATGAAAAAAAGATGATGGCTGAAGAAGATAAAAAGATGATGGAAGATGAAAAGAAAATGTCTGAAGCCACCGCTTTATCTGAAAAGGCACAAGCCAAACTGATGAATGAGCTACATGCACAAGTCACTTCTTTGTCTGAACAAGTCAAGACCTTACAAGCTGAAAAGCATCAAGCTGAAAGAAAGCTTGTTGTTGACGGCTTGCTTAACACTGGCAAGATTGCACCTAGTGAAATTTCAGCCGTTGAATCAGCCTATGATATCAAGGATAAATTTCCAGCTATTTGGCAATCATTCAGCGAAAGAAAAGCAAATCAAGCGATCAACCTTTCTGAAAAGGGACATGCTAGCACCGCTCAAGAGATCAGCTTTATTGATCAAGTGAATGAAATTAAAAAGACAAAAGGCATCACATTTTCAGAAGCTTTAAATGTGATGAGATCCGAACAACCTGATGCTTACATCAAACATTTCAAAGGATAATAATCATGAGCTTAAATAATCATGCTATCTATAAGACCTTTATCGCATCTGCATCTATCACCGCTTTGACCTTGGTCAAACAAGATAGTGATGCAAAAGTAACTCCATGCACCGCGTCAACTGATACACCTATTGGCGTTGCTCAAATTTCTGGTGCAAGTGGCGATGCTATCAATGTATGCGTCAGCGGCATTTCTCGTGTTGTTGCTGGTGGTACTATCACATCAGGCACTCACTTTTTTGTTATGCCTGGTCTTGCTGGCAAAGTGTATGCTTATGACGGCACAGGCGAAGGCGTTCAAAAAATTGCAGGTCAATATCTTCCAAATGTTGCAAATCCTGTAGCAAGCGCAAATGAAGAAATCGAAATCCTTGTTAAAGTATCCTTAGGAGTCTAATCAAATGGCAAATCCAAGTTATAGCAACATCCATCCAGTCAATGACATTCTCAGAAATCTTGCGATCGAAGCAATCCCAAGTGATGGACAACTGATCGCTGATCAAGTTATCGAAGCTGTTGATGTTAAGGCAATCGGTCCAACAGGCACTCTCTTGATCGAAGAAACTCGCAATTTCATGGGATCCCCCGATGTTGATGCACAAAGAGCACCAGGTGCAGACCGTCAACGCATCGGAAATTTTGATCGTTCAAGCACAACCTTCTCAGCTAAAATCTATTCTTTATCTGATGAAATTGCTCTTGAAGATATCAAGTATTCTCAATATCCAGGCAATGAAGAACAACGATCTTTCCGTAAAGTGCAAAGATCAATGCTCTTAAATCGTGAAGCTCGTTTAGCAAATCTTCTGTTTGGTGCTTCAAATTGGGGTAGCTATACATCAGCTCTTGCCTCTTTAGGTAGTGGCTCAAATGGTACTCAATGGAATCAAGCAGGTGCTGAGCCTTTAACCGATCTTCATGCTTTGCTCGATGTTCCTT